AGCGAAACGCTGGTCAGGCATCCGCAGACGATGCGCACGCCGCTGTATGCGGAGAACACGCTGCCAGCCGACCCCGTAAGGATGTCATTGCCGTCGAACGATAGGCCGGGCCTCCCGTTGAAGCTCGTGGCGCTCGCCGTGGGCTTGCTGCCCGCGACGGCTTGCGAGAGCGTGATCCCGCCCTTCGCTGCGACCCACGAGCCGATCGCGCCGGGCGTGAGCGTGTCGAACTCAAACGCCGCCAGGTAGACGGGGTTGCCGATGTAGGGCGCGCGGTTTCCACCGCCCCACCCCAAGCTGCGGCGCAGCGGTGCGCCTAGGCCACGGACGCCCACGGGGTCAGCTCACCGAGGCGTAGTAGAGGCTGCCGCCCGACGCGACCTGGACCACGTCGAAGTGGGTTACGCCCGGCGGGATGTCGAACACCTCAGCCTGGAGGGCGGTGAGGTACCAGCCGTTCGACGACGTGACGGTGGCCACCGAGCTCGAGCCGAACAGGATGTACGCGTCGGTCGTGGACTTGACCGCCACGCGAGTGGCGCCCGTGGGGAGCGCCGTCGCGCCGGAGTGCGTGCCGGTATAGGCGACGTTCGCGGAGACCCTCGGCGCGTACGCCGAAAAGGCAAAGTTCTGTGCCACGCTCCGGCCTTTCGGCGGCGGGCGACCTCTCCGGGGGACAACCTAGCACACGTGGCGTAGGATGGGCCACCATGAGGACACTACTGGTCGCGGTGATGCTGGCGGGGTGCGCGGGCGTAGTAGAGCCGTCCGCGGACGCGGGGGCCGTCGTAGACGCTGCTCCCGTGGCCGATGCGAACGACTGCTGGGCTGAGCCGGTTGGGCACTGGATGTGCTGCAATAACGGCACGTTCTGCTGCTACGACCACACGTCCACGAGCCCGTGTTCTGGCGCTGGAGAGTGGTACTGCGTCGCGTCCGACGGCGTTGAGAGCTGCGTCGCCCGCTAGGGCGGCTGCTCCCACACGCACACGCTCGCAACGCTCACGTCGAGGGCGAGGTCTGACTTGACCAGCACGTCGAGGTCATCCCACGTCGACGACTGACGCCCGTCCACGGCGGTCAGGTCCTCGCAGTCGACCGAGATCGCCGTCGGCGTCGTCCACGCCAGCGACAGGTTGTTCGTGAACGTGGCGACCGAGGAGACGCCGGAATGCGTCGTGGTCAACTTCACGTAGCCGGGGCCGGCGTCGTTGACCTTCACCAGCGCCGACCAGTAGAGCGTGCCGGTGGTCAGGCCGTCGTCGTACAGCTTGCGGGTGAGCATCGGGGCCGGGACGTTGAGGATCGACTGGTACGTTGAGCTGCTGACGATGTATGGGTTGCCCTCGGGGACGGCCCAACAGAACTGCCCCGTGCGGCGCGCGTCGGCGTACTCCGTGGCGAAGTAGGTGCCGGTGACCGACTCGGCCACGCCGGAGAGAACATTGCCCGTATAGATGCGTTCGCGCGCAATGTCGGACTGCACGTTGACGCCGTGGTCGTCGCTGCTCTGTAGGAGCACGGGGCGCCACTGCTCCCAGCATCCGAGAGATTGAAGCGTCACGTACGCGCCGTACGCGGCGAGACTGAACGTGAGCTCGGTGAGGCCCGCGGACTGCGAGGAGAGGATCTCGCGGACGAAGATCGTCTGGTTGATCTGCCCCGTCGGCGAGACGTAGAGCGTCTGCCCGCCCGATCCCCCGGCCTGCACCGCAGCGGTCCCACCCGACTCGGTGACGCGCCCGACCACCTGAGCGACCCAGATGCGCTCGATTGCCTGCGCCCGCGTGTACGTCTTGAAGCGCCAGGTAGCCGTAGTGCTGCTCGCGATCTCGTTCAGCGACGTGCTCGAGTAGCCCGCGTATGGGATGAGACACGCGCCGTAGCCGTTGAGCCAGTTCGCACCGTACGCCATCGGTCCCCACGTCGCGGATGCGGACACGGGCAGGCCGGAGAACACCGTCGGGCTCGGCGTAGCCTCGGTGCGAACGTCGGGCGGGTAGCCGTAGATGGTCACAGGCCCACGTACTCCGCGAGATAGACGTGGTACAGGACCGGTTTCACCGTGGCGTTGGCGGTGGTGCCGTAGATCGAGAGCTGGGTCATGGGCACGTTCACGGTCTTACGCGAGCCGCCCACGGTGTCGAGCGTGTCGAAGGCCTGCGTAGTCACGAGCGCCGATGGCAGGTAGACGAGCGTGCCAGACGCGGCGGGCCCTTGGCTCGTGCCGGTGAGCCAGGCGGGGGTGTCGCTGCTCGTCGTGGACGTGACGAACTCCTGATCGCCGAAGCCGCCCCACGAGCCTCGGGCGCCTGACGCGGTGGGTGTGCCGAGAACGGCGGTGAAGTAGACGTTGGTTCCCGCGGTCTCAGCCGCGCCAGCGATGCGAATGCGCATCTTGTACGAGTCGCCGCTCTGTCTCTGCGTGACGGGGACCATGTACGAGATGATCAGCCACGGAAAGTTTGCGGTGACCGTCGTGGGCTGGCGCGCGGTGCCGTCGTTCACCCGCACCTGAGCCGCCTCGTCGGAGAGGTGGTTGAGGTTGTTCAACACGGTCCGCGTGACGACCGGCCCGAGCGGCTTGTTCTCGGCGCAATAGACCAACGGGTCCGTTGCGATCAGGAAGCCGAACTCGCTGGTGCTCATGACGCAAACACCTTGGCTGGCCGGTCCGCGTCGACCCAGGACACCACACCCGTCGAGTCTGCCACCTGGCAGAACCGCTGCTGAGACACGAGCACGTCGACAGCGTCGCCGATCGTGATGTACCAGATCGACCCGCCCGGTGTCCACGTGCCGGAGAACGTGACGACGAGCGTGTTCGTGACGCACGACACCACGACACCGTCAAGCGTAGTGGCGGACGGTGCGCCGTACTGCACGATGCGCACGAAGTCACCAGCGGCGTAGAAGTCGGCCGAGCTCGTGCCGGATGGGTGATAGGACGGGTCCAGCGTGAGCGACCACGTGTTGCCGCTCGTGTTCGTATGTGACGTGACGATGGCCTCCGGCGCGTAGCCTCCGATGGGCTGGCGCGTCGTGAGCACGGTGAACCGGATGCGCGGGTCGTACGCGCTCCACACCTTGCCGAGCACGATGCCGACGCGCCCGAGCACCCCGCGCGATGCGTTCGGGTAGCCCGCCGAGTCGTTGCCCGCGCCGTCCACGAGGTACGGGCAATCGAAGATCACCGGCTCACCGAGCACCACAGCATCAGACTTCGCTGCGTCGACGGTGTCGACGGCGTAGGGCCCGGCGAGCGCGCCGAATACGGGGGCGGCCACCCACTGCAAAACCTGCGGCGCGGTGAGCGGCTGCGTGTCGTCGTTGAGATAAACGCTCTTCTGCGCGATGGGCATCTCCATCGTGCGCGCGCTCTGCCCGAATGCGGACACGTCTCGGACGATGAAGCGGTCGCCGAACTCGTCCTTGGATGGGACGTACTGCGTCTGATAGTTCACCTGGTTGACTTGGCCCAGACCGCTCACCTCGTGACCCACGAGCGCTTTATCGGTGAGTAGTGTGTCCTCATCGATCGTCGCGATAGCGGACACCTCCGCTTGCGATGGGATGCGGATGCGGGCCGGAATGAGCTTGCCGGAGGAGTCCAGCGCCAGGAAGCACCCGGCCGCTTTCAGTTCCTCGCGCATGATGTCGACAATCGACACGGGCGAGAACGTGACGAATAGGCGATTGTTGTTGACCGGCGGGAGCGGGTCGTAGGTCGCGTGCCACTTGGCGGTGTCGAAGTCATTGGCGCGCAGCATCGGCATCACGCCGAGTGTGCCGTACTGCTGCTGATTCGCAGAGACGAAGTCGAGCACGTCAGCGATCGACGAGCCCAGCGGGGCCACGCGACTCGACAGTGACAGGCCCAGGCGAATCTCCGGTAGCGCGTCCGCGAGGTACCTACGCACCGAGCGCATGTAAGGGGCCAGAGTAATCGACACGGCGGCCGTATCAACAGACTCTACAGCAAGAATGTCCTCGTATCCGCTCGACGCGTCCGGGTCCTGCCCCTTGGCTACCACGCTGGTGGTGTCGGACGGCAGCGGCGTGCGCGTGGCGAGGTATAGCGTGCGGCCATCCGCGTCATCGCCGTATGACCACGTGCCGCGCGGGACTTGGCCGAGCGATGTCTGTACGGTGCCGGAGGGGCCGCCGACCATTGGGCGATAGAAGAAATAGTCTTTGTCTGCGGTGAGCGGCGACGAGTCGACGGTGGAGCTCGCCACGGTCCCGGAGACGGTCTGCGTGTACCCCCAATCGCCGTACGGGACAAGCGTGGGATACGTGGTGCTCCCGACGCGCTCGCCTGGCCACGCGCCCAACGGCGCCTCGATACGCTGACCAAAGAACGCTTCCGGGATCTGCACGATCAGATCGGCCGGGGTGATCGCGTCGGTGTGGTAGACCAGATGCCATCCGGTCGGCCCCTCGGACACGGCCGCAAGCGTACCGGTCGCGCCGGACGCGGCGAAGCTTGCCGCGAGCGCGGTCGTCAGTGCATCGCAGAAGTTCCACTGCGCATCGTGGTCCACGTCGTCATCGAAGAACCCGGTCAGCGTCACGCCGCCGACGAGCGCGGGAGAGTACCCCTGCTGCCAGTTGAGCGTGAACGGCGCCTGCGTCGTGTAGTGGATGCCACGCGGCTTGACCGGGTCGGCGAGGTCTTCGCCGAAGGTCTGATCGAGGACGCCGATGATGTGGTCGACGCCGAGCGTCCACGTCGTGCCGTCGAAGCGGGGGCCGGTGGTGATGACGCCGCGGTAGATTTGCGCGCCGTCACCCGTGAGGTCGTCGCCCTCGTCGTAGCGGTAGACGTAGACGCGGCGGCCCTCCCACAAGGCGGGCCAGTTCGTCACTTGCGGCGAGCGCAGGCGGATGCCGTCCGTGATGTAGTGGTACTGCGCCGCGTCGGCGTCGGGCGAGAGAACGCCGCGCTTCGTGCCCGTGAACGTCGTGCCCGTCTTGGCGCCGTACGCGAAGCATTCGCCGTCGGCCCACGCGAGGCCGGTGGAGGGGAACAGGCCAGTAGCGGCCACGCTCGAACTCGACGCGCTCGCCGTCATGTCCGCCGTCAGCCACGTCGTCGCCGAGGGCTCCAGGTCGAACACGCGCGACCAGGTCTGGTTGATATCCACCAGTTTGATCTCGAGGCCGCCCACGTCGAGCTTGCAGGCCACCGGGTCGGCCTTGATGCTGAACTGCGCATCGCGCATCACCAGCCCGTCGCGCCGCCCCGCAGTGACCGCCGTGGCCACGCCAGCGACGACGGTGACGGACAGGTCGCGCTCCATCGCGGGCAGCATGACCGCCTCGTACGGGCAGCCGTCGATGACCACGCGATAGGCGAGCGTCGCGGAGCCGCTCGTCGTGTAGATGGCGTTCGCGGTCACAGCGCCCCGAGGTAGCGCGTGGTGAACTTGAGATTGTAGATCGCGTCCCAGTCGGACGTGACCGGCGTGGCCTTGAAGAACGCGGAGTCAGCGCGGAGCTTATAGACCGCGTTGTACAGGGCCGACTCGTAGACCGCGACGGGCCGCTCACCGCGAACGTGCTTGTAGAACTTCTGCCAGGTCCATGGCGCCGACGCGTTGGCGTAGAGGTCGAAGCAGGCGGCTTTCGCCTCCATCGTCTGCGTCCAGTCGGCCCACAGCTCGGTGGTGTTCTTCGCCACCGCGTAGGACGTGCCGCCGTCGCTGACCGCCTCGGTGACGATGTCGTTGGGCTCGTAGACGAACGGCAGCGACGCGGAGCGAGCGAGCTCAGTCGGAACCATCACGTAGTACGGGCGCACGTCGCTCGTGTACGTGTTCGCGCCGGAGTGCGAGGTAGCGGTGAAGCCGAGCGCGTTCGCGAGCCGCGTGTCCGTCGAGCCGCCCGAGAAGTCGAGTGTGAACGTCGTCGCGCGCGAGATGGTGTAGAGGTGCGTGGTGCTGGAGTAGGTGACCGTGAATGTGGACGATGCCGCCGCGTCGAAGATGGTCTTGACCTGGGCCGCGAACGCCGTGTAGTTGCCGGTGCCCATGATCGACGACATGGACTGATGCGCCCACGTGCCCGTGCCGATGGTCGCGGCGCTGCCGGCAACCGTGCAGGTCATCTTGAGGGCTGACGTGTTCGTCTCAAAGCCCGCTTCGTAGTAGAGGGTCATCCGTTGGCCCACCGCTGAGTTGCCCGGTCCACCATGCGGCGCATCTGCCGGCCGAGTTGCGCTTCGGTCTGCCCGGTGACGATCGGGGCATTCCAGTTGATGACGACCGTGCTGTTGCCCTTGCTCGCCTGCGTGTCCTGCGACTGCGGCGAGGCGGGCTGCTGCGCAGCCTGGCTCTGCGCCGCCGACGCCTTGCCCTGCGCGTCGGACGCGAGCGCAGCGCCGCCCACGCCGGTAGCGACGGCGACGGCGCCCCACGCCGCAGCGGCGGCGAAGTGCAGCGCCATGCCGCCGAAGTCGGGGTAGCTGCCGATGCCCTGCGCGACCTGGGCGAGCGCTTCGATCGTGGCGCGCTGCGAGATGTACTGGAGGAAGCCGGCGAGGAGCAGTTCCGCGCCCTGCGCCGCGTTGGCCTGACCCTCGGCCATGAGGGTGAAGACCGACGTGAGATTGCTGATGATCGCGCCCGTGGCCTCCTGACCTTGCTGGGTGCGCTGCTGCGCCTCCTGCGCGAGCTTCTGCTTGGTCTGCTCCTCCTCGCGAAGCGCCTGCTGAATCGACTTGTGGCGCTGCTGGTCGGCCTCGGCCTGCTCTCGCTCGGTGCGACGAAGCTCCGCCTGGTACGCGCGCTCCGCTTCGGCCTCAGCCTTCGCACCCTCCTCGGAGGTGGCGTGGTACTGCTCGGCGATCGTCTGCCCGAGCTGGCGCGTTTCGTTCGTCTGTTGGAGCAGCGCGAGGAGCCGCTCCGTGGCCTGCTCCTCCTCGCTGGGTCCGTGGGCCCGGCCGCCGCCTCCATGGTGAGCGGGCGGCGTCGTAGTCGTCGTGGTCGTGCCGCCGCCAGACGTGTCGCGGGTCGCCTCTGCCTGCTGCGCTAGTCGGCGGGCCTCTGCCTCGCCGAGCATGCCGGTAACCTGGACCTGACGCAGAAGCTCGGCGTTGAGTCGCGCCACCGCAGCGTCGCGGGCGCCAATGGCAGAGGTTGACCACACGCCCTCAAAATGCCTCTGGACCTCCGCCAACTCGTCGCGCGTATGCGCGATGTCGTCGAGGTTGAGCTGCTGCTGCTCGTGGATTTCTTGCAGCGACAGGGTAGCCGTGTTCCCGGCCTCCAACTGCTGCCGCACTTCGTCGGCACGCGACGCGGCTGTGCGCTGCTGGATCTCGTGAAGCCGCTCTTGCTGCTCCTGTAGCCGTGCCGCGGACTCCGCCGCCGCATCCTGCTCGGTCACAAGCTCACGAAGCGCCGGGATGAGCGCTCCGACGATGCCGCCGACGACCGCGCCCTCGGGCCCGAGGATCGCCCCCATCTGAGCGAACTGCACCGCCGTGTTAGCGACGGCGCCCGCGAGGCCCGCCGCGTGCGACTGTCCCCCGAGCTGACTGATGAGCGTCTGCGCTGCGTTCGCCACACCGGCGAATCGCTGGCCGAGCCCGATGGCCGTCTGTGCCGCGTTCTGCTGCTGGCCGGAGACGGCTTGCAGCGTCGAGGCCTGCTCACGCTCGGTGTTCGTGAGCGCACCGACGTTGCTGTTGAGCCCCTGTACCGCTCGGGCCAGCGCGTCGATCGCTGACTCGCTCTGCTGCGCGCCAGGGAACGCAACGGGGATGTTGATCGCCGTCACCGGTGATGCTCCCGCGCCTCGCGCTCACGCTTGGCGGCTGCCATGCGAAGCTTCGTCTCTTCGTGCTGTGTGGACGCGACGGCCGCGCGGTAGTGCGCGATCGCGTCGAGCAGGATGCCCGGCGTGTTCGGAGGCAGCGCCGAGCCGGCCGCACCAGCAAGCTCGAGCATCGGCATGACCGCGAGCACCTCGCGGACGAGCGGGTGATAGAACGCGCGCCACGGGCACGTGGTCGGCTCGTAGCCCGTGACTCGGCCGATCACCTGGAGGTGCTTGAGGGCCGCCCTATCTTCGCGCGATGACTCCAGCACTTGCGCCTCATGGCTCACGCCGTCGCAGTCGCATCGGTAGAAGCGTCGCCACTTGGCGAGGACTTCGGCGGCTCCTGGGCCTGCTCCGCGAGCGCTTCCTTGGCTGCGTTCTTGGTCGCTGCTAAGGCGGCAGAAGCGCGAATCAGCTCCGCATGGAGGGCATTGCCCCTCGCTGCCTGCGCGGACAGAGAGATAGCCGGCAGCGGATAGTTGACGCCTCTCGTCCGGGCCAAAAAAGAGCGACTGCGAATCACCGATCCGATCTCCTGGACCGTCGCTTCGTCGAAGAAGCTGTCCAGGACTTCGTCCGTGAGCATGCGTTCCTTGCCGCTCGCGTCGTCGGGCTTCGTCCAGTCGCGCTGCTCGCCGTTCTCGCGCAGCAGGTTCTCGACCTTCACGAGCCCGCGCACGAACGCCGCTTCGTACTGGTCGCGGTCGGTGGTCTTGTTCGCCACCTCGCGCCGCTCCTGAGCCGTCAGCGGTCGCGCGTGGAACACCTCCGGCTTCTCGCCGTCCTTGAAGGTGAGCAGCGAGAAGTCGCGCGTGATGACGTAGGCGCCGTAGTCCTCCGGCTTCGACGATGCGATTGCCGGGTCGGAGATGCGGACGATCTTGAACGTGCCAGTTCCAGGATGACTCATGTGGGCCCCTCCCAGGGCGATCAGCCGAGGACGATGTAGACGGGGGACAGCGCGAGCTCGGTGGTGAGCGCGGTGTCCGTGTTCATGCGGCCGGCGAGGCTGATGACCTGGCCTTCGATCTCCTGGTCGCTCGCCGTGCGCTGCGGGTTGAGCACCTGCACCGTCGAGGCGCAGAGCACGACGGCCGAGCCCGCGGCCGTGCCGAGCGTCTGCTGCTGGCAGTAGTCGCCGAGCGCGTCACGCGCGGCCCACCAGATGAGCGCGTCGTCGAGGAACGTGGTGAACGTCGCTTCGATGGGCGGGTTGGCCCGGCCCGCGCGCCACCGGTAGATGGTCTGCGTGCCACTCGGCGACGTGACGGGGACGTAGACGATCTTCGGCTTCCACGTGCATGCGCTGACGTGGATGCGGCTCGACGTGCTCAGCGTGGGCGAGGCCACGGTAAACATGCGGTACTCGCCAGCGAAGCCGACGATGGGGTTGTAGGCCGTGTACGTCGCCGTGGGGATCGTGCCCGTGATGGGCGTCGCGGTGCTCGCGCCGTTGATCCAGTTGGCGGCGGTGAAGTTGAACGTGATCGTCGGGATGGCCTTCCCGCTCGGGTCGACCGAGATGTCGAAGCCGCCCTGTGCCTGGCAGCCCGTGAGCAGCCATCGGTCGTTCGTGTTCTGCCCGTACACCGCGAACTGGAGGGACTGCGCCGGGTCCTCGGTGAACGAGTAGGTGGCGCACGAGTAGCAGATGTCGTTGTTGGCCGGCGAGCCCGAGAAGCCGTGCGTGAGCACCAGCGTGTTGCTCGTCTTGCTCTTGATCTGCCGCCACTCGACGACGCCGCTGGCGTTCGTCCAGCCGATGAACGCGCCGGCCGTGAGGCCCGCAGCCGTCGTCACGTCGCCCGTGATGGCCGTCCAGCCGGTGACGAACTTCGTCCCGGTGCCGAGGTTCTCGCCACCCATGGTGGCCTTGAGCATGATGCCCAGCGCCGAGGTGACTGCCGTGGTCGTGTTGCCCGCAGCCGTGCCCGTGGGCGCCAGGTTCATGGTGAACTTGAGCGTCGCGGACTTCTTGCCCAGCACGCGCTCGCGGCCCTGGACGCGCGACTGCACGGCCTGCATCGGGTCGAGTTCGTCCTCCGTGATGGTGACGGTGCCGGTTCCCTCGTTCCATGGCACGTCACGGAACGACGCGATACCGGGCGACGTCGTCGCGTCCTGCCCGAAGGTGGACTCAACGATCACCTTTAGCGCAGATACGCTAGCTACTTGGATTGCCACGATACGCTCCGTTTCCGTGCCCAGGCGGCCTTCAAGCCGGCCACAATCTTCGCTCTGTGCTCGTCAGAAATCGGGCCCCTCTTGTTGCCCATCTGACCGGCGCTGATTCGCGCTTTCGTCTCGGCGCTGTGCCTGTACCCGCGGCGGCCATCAATCGCTGCGACGCGTGCCTCTTCGCTGACCTTGCGGCCGGTCAGAGAGGCGGAGATCTTGGCGCGCTGCTCTGGCGTCTTGGGGCGTCCGCGGTGCCACGCGCCAATCTTGTCCCTGTGCTCCTGCGTGAATGGCAGTCCGCACGGCGCGTGGGTGGTGACCGCCACGTTGTAGCAGTCGCTTCCGTATAGGGATGCGATGACACGCTCCTCGACGGCGAGGCGCTCGGTCTCGTCCGGGATGGTGGCGACAACCTCGAAGGAGAACGAGCCGTGCCCGTGCCTCTTCGCGTCGCGCATCATCAGTGGGTTGGTGTGGTACCCGTTCTTGAGCGCACCAGCGTGCCACTTCGCGCGCGTCGACAGGCATCGGGCGCTGCCGACGTAGACCATGCCAGCCTGCGTGTTCCTGATGAGGTACACGCCGCCACGGTGACCCTGTTCGTGCAGTTCGATGTTCATGACGTGGCGGCGCGGGCGATCAGGTACCCGCCGAAGCGATTGGTTGTCTCGAAGCGCTGCGCGCCCTGGTCGATCAGCCCGACCACCTGGTTGGTCGAGGGCCCGATGAATGCGAGCATCCCGCTGATGAGGTCGGTGGCAGAGCCCGTGCTCGTCGTGGTCAGGTTGCCCGGCCACTCCAGCGCTTGCCGGATCACGTCGGTGTCCTCTGCGGCGTACGCCTGAACCGCGTCGTAGTCGTCGCTGGTGATCTGCTTCTCGCGGTCGAAGAGACGCGCGACGATCACGGAGACGCCGATGTCATAGATCACGATGTTGCCGTTGATGGGCGGGCTGTACTGAGAGCGAGAGAAGCTCTCCAGGTTCACGCGTACGCGCGGGTTGGCGAAGACGATGCGGGCCTGCGTCGCGTCGCTGAGGCCCTGCGGCCAGTCGCCCTGGAAGCGGCCAGACGGCACGGTGCGCAGCGTCCCGGCGCTCTGCTCGAGCACCTCGCGGATGCGGTGGATGAGGGCCTGCGCCTGGACGTAGGCCATCAGCGGACCTCGCCAGTGGCAAGCCAGTGCTCGACCATCTCGCGGATCGGCTCCCAAAACGAATCAGGGGCCAGCACCTGCGACCCCTGCGGGCCCGTCACGGGGAAGAACGGTCGTGCCGGAACCGGCGCCGAGTGGCCACGCCACTTGTTCGACGGGTCGCCGAAGTTCTGCTTCGCAGCGTATACGACGTTGGACCCGAACGTCAGCGAGCGCGGCTGTACGTTGTACGTGATGCTGCCGCGGAGACGCCCGGTGTCGTTCTCCGGCTTGGCGTTGAACACGGCGTTCTGGACGCGCTCCGCGACACGACGCGTCCAACGGCGCGCCGTGCGACGCCGCTCGCCTTCGCGAAGCGGCCCGATGGTGCGGTTGACGGTATAGCCACGCGCCTTGCGCGCGCGCTCCATGAGCGTCGCTTCGCTCAGGTCAGCCCATGGGGCGCCCGACACCGCTGACTTGGACTGGTCGAACGATTCGTCGATGTACGCGCGGATGTCCTCGCCGACGACCCGGAGGATCGGCGACATGTCCGCGAGCCGCTGAGCGATGGCGCGGAGGTCACGCACTGCGTCGGCCGGCGTGCCCATTAGAACGAGCTCCCACGCAGGCGACGGAGCTCCGGCGTCGTCGTGATGGGCCGCGGGCCTGGCGCGAGCGACGTGTTGAACTGCGAGCCGCCGTAGCCGTCGAGCGGGATGGCCGACAGGCCCGGCACCGCCAGGCGCTTCTCGTAGACGGCATCCAGCATGGACGTGCCGACGCGGATCGCGGCCTGCGCTGCGTCCGTGAGGCTGATTCCAGGCACAAGCGCGAAGCAGTCGTTGAGTAGGATGGAGCACGCCATCTGCCGCAGAAAGGCATTGGTGACGTTCACCGGGTCGGCGGCGTCGGCCGGCGTCGTGAGCGTGGCACTCGGCGCGGGGTAGCCGGCGAAGAGGAGTACGCTGATCACGCGCGAGCGCGCGAGTAGCTCGTACTGGTCGAAGCGAGAAGTGGTCGTGGTCCCGGAGTTGGTCGTAAGCAGGCCGAGTGCGTAGCCCTGGGGGCTACCCACTGCGTTCTGTAGATACGTACCGTCCAACCACGCCACCGCTCGTCTCCCTCACGGGCTCAGCCCGCCGCGCGCTGCTTCGCGTTGCCCAGGTGCTTGGCGAGGGCCTGGCCCATCGCCTCGGCCTGCTGCTGCGCGGCCTGCGCGGCAGCGCTCTCCGGCGTCTCGGGCGCCGGGAATCGGTCGGGGTGAACGTCCATGCGAGACAGGGGCGGCATGCCCGTGCTCTTCACGTCCATCTTCCGAAGGATGTTGTATGGGCTCGCGCCGATCGTGGCTTCGGCCCGCTCGCGGATCGTCTGCGGGTTGTCGCCCGGACGCGTCCCGATGGTCTTGATGTGCTCGGCGAGCTCTACCTCGTACTGCTCTTTCGCGAGCGCGAAGAGCTGGTTGTGTCGCTCGGTGCGAACGCGCTTCTCGATCTCGGGCAGTTCGTGCTCGTAGACGAGGAGGTAGTTGACGCCCTTGGTGACGAGGTAGCCGTTGATGCTGCCTCGCGGGTTCTCGCAGACGACGCGCACCAGCCGACGCGGGCGGTTCATCTGGTGTAGGCGCAGCATGGGGCGTTCGCCCAAGAGGCCCGGCTTCGGCCACGCCACCGCGCGCGTACCCGGAACGGACGAGATGCCCTGTTCCACTTCGCGCCAGTCGTCGGGCCACTCGATTTTCTCTGCGGTCATGTCTTGCTCCGTTGTGGTGGGGATAGGTCCCCACACAGCCCACGACTCGGGGACGAGGAGGGGGAGAGGTCGCCCGCCGCCTCGTGGACTGTGTGCGGACGGCCGACTCGCGCCGGCCACCCGCTAGCCGTTAGGCGATGTAGCCGTAGGTGCCGATGGGCGACGCACCCGCGATGGCCGCCTGCGCCTCGACGTACGCCTGCGCGCACGAGCGATCGATCATCGCCGGGGCCGACGGGTCGATGATGATCTGCGCCGTCGGCGCGATGGCCTCACCGACCACGATCGGGCGGCGAGCCTCGAGGCGCGTGTCGAAGAGGAACCACGACGCCGAGTAGCCCGTGCCGACGAAGCGCGGGTTGACGATGACCTGGATCGGCGTGTCGCCGTTCGCGATGAAGTTGGAGCGCGGTGCAGCCGCGACCGCCGACGAGTAGGCCTCAAGGCCCGTCGCCGCGATCGGCACCACGCGGTCCTGCGAGACGAGGTCGAGCGCCATCTTGCGAAGGCTCGGGCCGACCATGAGCTTGTTCGGGAACGTGCCCGCCGGCTCGCTGTTCTCGAGTAGCAGACCTTCCATGAGCTGGATGCCCGTGAAGAACTCCGACGGGCTCAGCGCCGCGCCGAGGTTGTCCCACGTGCCGCCAGCCGGACCGAACGAGTGCGTGTCCGAGAGGAGCGCGCCGCCGTCGAGACACGTCGGGTTCGTCAGGATGAAGTCCGTGACGGGCTTCTCCATGAAGTTGACCTGGTTCTCGATGTACGCCTTGAGCTGCATCTCGAGGATGCCGCCCGGGTCGTTGTTGATCTGGATGATCGGCAGCTCGATGCCGTCCGGGCCGTAGCGCTTGACGCGCACACGGTTGACGTACGCGCGCAGCGAGCCCCACCGGCGCGAGCCGAGGATCTCCCGCACCGCGGGCGTCGCGCCCATGGCGTCGAGCTCGAGGAACTCGCCGTCGACCTTGACGGTGCGCGAGAACTCTCCGTAGAAGCCGGTGTGGAGCGAACTCCACGCCTCGGTGGCGAGCGTGTCGAACGTCGTCCGAAGCGCCTCCAGCTTGAGCATGTTGGCAATGGCCATGACCTGTTCTTCCTTTCTTCGTCTGAGAGGCGATCAGGTCGCCGCTGCGGGGCCCGAGGTGCGCGAGAGGAGGACGTACGCCTTCGTCTTGTCCGAGAGGGACAGGAACGAGGCGAGCGTGCCGACGGTGACGCGGACACCGGCAGTCCCGACGCCAGTCCCGCCCACGGTCACGTTGTCGAGGACCGTGACGGTCTTGCCGAGGTTCGTGAACGTGCGCGTGGCGGTGCGGACGTTCATCAGCACTTCGTGGTTCCACCGGAAGCGCGCCTTGACGGTGCCGCCCGTGTTGCCCGTGCCGGCCGTGAGGGGCGAGCCGGAGTCGTTGAGGACCCCCACGCACACGCCAGCGAACGACCGCGACGCGGCAGCCGTCGCCGAAGCCACGCGACCCGTCGAGGTCACGAAGTTCAGGAGGGTCCCGACGTAGACGGTGTTGTTCGTGGTGATCGCGACGATGTCCTCGATCACCTCGTTGTTGGCGCGCTCGATGAGGAGCTGGTCTGCGGTAACTGCGGTCATGCTGTCCTTTCCTTTCCTACCGGCTCAGCCGGCCGCGATCTTCGACTTGGCCTTCGCGACGGCCTTCTCGAGCGCCTCGCCGCTGAACACGCGCGAGAGCGACGTGCGCATCGCGACGAGCTGCGGGTGGTCGTCGGCGACTGCCGACACGGACTCGACCGGCGCGGTCTGCGAGAGCGCCACCGCGTGCGGACGGGTGAGGTCCGGCGCGACAGGCGCAATCGCGGTGGCCACTCGGCGGAACTCGGCCGGAGCCGTGCGCGCGAGCGTGACGAACGAGGCGCGCTCGGACGCGAGAGCCGGCGCGCGACGGATGAGCTTGTCGACCTCGGCCTCGATCTCCTTGGCCTCGCGGTCGCGCTTCTCCACGCGGAGCGCGTTGAGCTCCTTCGTGAGCGTGACGATCTGCGCGTCCTTGCCCTTGATGATCAGGTCGGTGCCGCGCGAGAGAGCCGCGTTGTCGGCCGGGCCGGTGCCCATGAGCAGCGCGACGACCGCGTCGAAGTTGGCGATGAGCGCCTGCGCCAGACCGTCGATGTCGAGGCCCGTCGCTGCCATCAGCTTCGCGTCCACGTCGTCGACTGCCGCGTCGGCGTCCGCGTCCATCGCAGCCGCGTCGGCGACCGGGGGCGCATCGGCCATCGGCATCGGCGCGGGGTCCGCGCACGGCGCCGTCTCTGCCGGCTTGTCGGCGAGCGCGACGGCGGGGGCCGAGGGCGCAGCGACCGGGGGCGCGTCCGTGAGCGCGACCTTGCCGGTCGTCGGCTTGCTCGCGTCGGCCTTGTCCGCGGCGGGCGCGTCCTTGGCCACGTCGTTGACGGCCATCAGGTCGAGGGCCTTCTTGATCTTGTCCGCGGTGTTGGGGCCGGGAATGGCGTCGAGCAGCTTCGCAAGCGCCTTGAGGTCGATTTCCATGCTGACTCCACTGGTGAGAGCGACCGGACGCGACAGTGCGATCGGCTGCTGACCATCGATGAACGGGCGATTGGTGAGCGCGATCGTGTCGAGCACGCAGAGCAGCGGCTCACCCGTCTCCGGGTCGACGCTGGCGAAGTCGAAGACGCCCGAGCAGAAGCGGTACTCGCCCGCGCGAATCAGCTCGGCCGCGCGCTGCGTGAACTCGACACGAGCCCACAGCCCGTCAGAGCGGACCTCGACGTTGTTGGCGTAGCCCGCTGCCGGCGTCGGCCCGCCTTTGGGGCGGATGCTCGCGTGCTCGTAGTCGAGCGAGACAGGCGTGCTCTTGTTGGCGAGGACCGCACGCACCGAGTCGAAGTGCTCGGAGGTGAGCGCGAAGCTGCCCTCACTGTGACCCTTCCACTCGCCGAAGGGCGCGACGTGGATCCACGTGGTGCGCGACTCGGGGTCTGCGCCGGTCAGTCCGACCAACGACGACAGCGCGAGCAGCGAGCGGTCGCCCGCCCGGCTCACGTACGCATCGTGTCGCGGACTCACAAACCACCTCTTGCCATATGTGACCATACGTGGCAATACGTTTTTCGGGTTGACAGTGGCGAGCCGCAAAAATCGACAGAAGCGGCGCGCCGAGCGAGCCGCGCTCTCTGCGATCTCGCCGCTGGGCCTCGACCCGGTTCAGCCGCCGCCGCCCGTGCGCGCGCCAGAGCGGCTAGAGCGGCAGTGGTCGCCTCAGCCCAACATATCGCGCTGGATTGCGCAGACCACGCAGGGCGAGCTGACGTGGCAGCAGATCGACGGCTACCGCAGGCAGGCCGAGCTCGGGCTCACCGAGTCGTGGGGCGACCTCACGCGGCGCTTCCTCGCCACGGATGACCACGTCTTCTCCTGCTACCGCACCTACGTCGCTGCCGTGTCCGGCTCGCGTCGCGAGGTTGTGGCGCCGACGGTGGACCCGTCGCTACAGAGCATCGCCGACGAGCAGGCCGAGACGTGCGCGAAGATGCTGGACAACATCCAGAATCCAGAGCGCGCGATCGGCCTCCTGCTGGACGCGGACTTCACGGGCTACGCGGTGAGCGAGATCCTCTGGACCGAGAGCCACGGCTACCTGTGGCCGTACGCGCTCGAGTGGCTGCACCCCGACCGCATCCGCTTCTCTCAGCAGTTCGTGCCGTACCTGTGGGACCGCGGCGTTGCTGCGATGCGCGCGAAGGAACTCGGCGTCGAGTTCGCGCCCGTCGATGAGAAGGGCCGCCCGCTCACCACCGTCGACCTCAACAGCCGCGACCTCCAGGGCGTCGGCATGTCGCTGCCGGCGAACAAGTACGTCGTTCACATCCCACAGATCTTACCGAACTACCCGATGGGCTCGGGGATCTTCCTGAGCATCATGCGCCCGTGGTGGGTGAAGAACTGGACGCTCAAGTACGCGCTCGCGGGCGCCGAGGTCGCGGGCAACCCGCGCATGCTCGGCAAGCTGCCGGTGAACGCGCCGCCCGAGGTTCGCCAGGCGCTCTACGACGCGCTCCAGTCCATCGCGTCCGACACGGTCGGCGTGGTGTCCGAGGGCACCTCGATCGATCTTCTCGATTCCAAGCTGCAAGGCTACGGCTCGATCTGGGACTTCATCCTCAAGTGGGCCGACGCTGCCATCAGCAAGGCCGTGCTCGGCTCTACGCTCAACGTCGAGGTCGGCGACAGCGGCGGCAACCGCTCTCTCGGCGAGAGCCAGGCCGACGTGACGATCGCTCCGCGCTGGAACGCCTCAGCGACGCTGGTGGGCAACACGCTGGCAGAGCAACTCTTCCGCCCGTTCCTCACGCTCAACCGGCACATGTGGGACGGCCACGTCTTCGTGCCGAAGCTGCGCCTACACATCAGCGAGGACGAGCCGCAGATCAGCGACATCGCCGTCACCAGCGGCGTCGTCACGAAGGACGAGTTGCGGCGCGCGTGCCGCCTCGAGCCGCTCGGCAAAGAGCGCGGCGGTGATGAGCTTATCCCGGCGCAGACGCAGCCGGCGGACGCGAACATCTACAAGGCGCAGGTCGCAGTGGACCCGAGCGCAGTGCCGCCCAACGGAATGCCACCCGCGGCAGGGGGCGCGGCGCCGCGCCCTTTCGGCAAGCTGGCAGCCTCGCGGACGGCCCGCCTGACAGCGCTCTCGACGCGGCTGCGGTAGCCACGAGCGACGACGCGCTGCCCGTCACGCACGAGCCCGGCGCGCTGGTGAGTGCGCAGGACGTGGCCCCGGTCGCTGCTGCCGGCGCTGGCGGACAGCCGCCCATCAAGCCGCCCGCGACGGCGGTGGGCACCGAGGAGCAACTAGGCGACCGCTTCATTGGCGAGACGCTGCCGGCCTTCGCGCAGTGGCAGGACGACATCGCCAAGCGCATCGCGCGCGCTGGCAACGCCGAGGGCGCGTCCGCAGCGCTCGCGTCGTGGGCGCAGTCGGCCGCTAGCGACACGGTCATCACCGACGCCATCTATCGCGCGTCGATGCTCGCTGCGATGGGCGGGCAGTTGCAGGTTCGGCTCGTCGAGGTGCCCGAGGTGGCGACCGCGCGCGCCCTCTCCCGCTTCGCGCTCGCGGCCGATGGCGGCGACGGTGGCACGTCGAGCGGCGGCAACGGAGGGCCTGCGCTCTCGTTCCTCGCGCTGCCGTTCGAAGAGGCCATCGCGGACTTCCAAGCGCGCGGCATCGTCACGCCCGAGCAGTTCCGCGCGATGGACGCAGCCGCCCGCCAGCGCGCGTTCACGGCTGCCGGCTTCGCCACGGACTCGCTGCGGCAGCACGCCTACGATGCGCTGCTCTCGGCGCTGGAGAACGGCGAGACGCTACAGCAGTTCGCGCGCGAGATTCGCAGCGGTGAGCAGTCGTTGGGCGTGAGCGCGGCGGATCCTGCCTACGTCGAGACGGTCTTTCGCACCAACATTTCCAGCGCGTATGCCGCGGGTCGCATCCAGCAGATGCAGAACCCCGACGTGTTGGCGGCGCGTCCGTACGTGCAGTTCCGAGCCATCATCGACGGCCGCACCACCTCGCAGTGCCGCTACTGCAATAATCTGACGTTCAACAGGCAGACGGATCCGGGCTGGGTGCGCTTCTGTCCGCCGCTCCACTTCAACTGCCGCAGCACGACGCGCCTCCTGCCCGCGCGCAGCGTGTCGCCGTCTCAGGTCATCAACAGCGCTGACGTTGACCCGCGCGGCTACCCGGCGCCTGGGTTCGGCGGTGCGCCTACGCTGGAGCTCGCGGCCGAGTGATCCGCATCCGCCACACCGAGGACCACGACGACGAGATCGCCGCCCTCGACGCGGTGCTGTTCCCCGACCCTGCGCTCGACACGCCGCTGGTCATCCACGCGAGCGCCGAGTGCTGGGGCGCCTTCGACGGCGACACGCTCATCGGCTACGCGGTCGCCTACCTCGTCTCCGACGGCTCGCACTACCTCGACCGATACGGCGTTGCGTCTGAGTACGCGGGCTGTGGCATCGGTCGGCGGCTGCTGCGGAGGTGGCTGGCAGAGGCGAGGCGGGCCGGCGCGTCGCACGCGTGGACGTACACCTACTCTCAGAACGCGTCGTCGAACAACACGCTGATCGCGGCGGGCCTGCGCTCGTGGGCACCCGGCGTCTTCCCGCTTACCGGGGAGAAGCCCTCGGACCGTCACAACATGTGGAGACGCACCCTGTGACGGAAAGCGAAACGCCCCGGAGCGATCCGAGGCGTCTGCGCTCTGCTTGGCTACCGGTCCTCGCAGCGGCCGGCTCGTCGCGATGGACGGCTATGGAGGAGTGTACATGAAGAACGACCGCCCGCCCGTCGGCACACCCGAGCGCCGCGCCTGGGTCCTCTCCCGCGTGCGCGAGGCATGGGAGCGCAGCGGGATCCCGCCCGCGTACTTCACCATCGCCGCGTTCCGGCGGGCCGAGTCGAAGCCGACGCCGAGCTACAACGACATCCAGGCGCAGGGCGGCTGGGCTGCGGTGCGCGATGCGGCGTGCGGCATCGGCGCTGCCGAAATCCACGTAGAAGTGGCAGAGCCGGTATACGCCAAGGCGGCAGAGCCGGCGTATACGCCGCCGCCCGACCCGCTCACTGCCCACCGAGAAGCGCGCGAGCAAGCGGCTTGGCGCGTCGAGCGCCGCGAGCTCCTCGAGCGACTCGACGAGGCCGAGAAGCGCGCCGCCCACCGCAGCGCCCTCGACGCAGAGCGGCCACCGCCGAGCGTGCAGCGGCGCGAGCGGGCGAGCGGGATGCGCGAGGCAACCGCCGCCGTGCTCGCCTCGGACTGGCACGTGGAAGAGACGGTCGACCCCGCGACGGTGAACGGGCTCAACGCGTATGATCTCAGCGTCGCCGAGCACCGAGCGCGCCGGTTCTTCGACGGCATCTCCTGGCTGCTCGACGCGCACGCCTCGCACTTCCGCATCCGCGATCTGGTGCTGTGGCTCGGAGGCGACCTCATCACGGGCACCATCCACGAAGAGTTGCTGGAGTCGAATGGGCTCTCGCCGCTACTCGCCTCGCGCTTCGTGCGGCAGCTCGTTGGTGACGGCGTGCGGATGCTGCTCGCGGCGCACCCGGAGATCGAGCGTCTCATCATCCCGTGCTCGCACGGCAACCACGGGCGCACGACGCAGAAGCCGCGCATCTCGACGGGCGCGCACAACTCGTATGAGCACGCGTTGTATCTCTCGCTCGCCGACGACTTCCGCGAGAACGAGCGCGTCGAGTTCCACGTTGCGCGCGGCGAGCTCGTCTACCTCGACGTGTACGACCTGCGCCTGCGCTTCACGCACGGCGACGCGGTGAAGTACGGCGGCGGTGTCGGCGGCATCACCATCCCGATCAACAAGGCGATTGCCTCGTGGGACCGCTCGATCCGCGCCGACCTCACGTGCATGGGCCACTGGCACCAACTCACATTCGCGAGCAAGTGCATGGTCAACGGCAGCCTGATCGGACCCTCGGCGTACACCGTGCGCATCAAGGCCGAGATGGAGATCGCGCGGCAGGCCTTCGCGCTCGTGGACTCGCGGCGAGGCATCTGCCAGCAGACGCCCGTGTGGGTCACCAGCGACGACGCGAGCGAGCAGGACGCGCGCGCGTCAGCGGCGATCAGGGAGAGGCTGGCGGCGTGAGCGCGCCGCGGCATCCCCTTAGCGCCGCGATCAGGGCCTTCACCTCCGACGGCGTGGCCGCGTACCAGCGACGCTCAAGATCGACCAAGTGCTCCTCGGACATGAACACGACGACGCGATCGGCGTTCTCGCCAGCGTAGTAGTAGTGGCCGCTGTCGCTGGCCACCTCGCGCGCCTCGTCTTCCTCGTCGCTTACCAGCCTGCTCATTTCGCCCTCCTCTTCGCCGCCCGCACCGCCACGTCGCGCACCAGCTCAGCCAGCGGCCTACCCTCGCGCTTCGCCCACGCGTCTAGCGCTGCGCCCTCGGCCTCGTTCACCGGCACGCGCACATGGCGCGCGCGGACTTCGGCGGGTGGGATGGGCGGGCGGCCTAGGCGAGCGGTCATCGCACGCTCCGCTTGTGGCAAGCGCGACGGCTGCCGTCGCAGTCAGCCCAACGACGACCGCATGCGCAGAACGGCTCGTGCCCACCAACGTCCTCGACCTCCTCTGCCGCCGCCGCGTAGGCCGCGACCGCCTCCTGTGACTCTTCCTCGGTCCCGGTCTGCTGCGTCGTCGTCATGTACATATCATAGCTAACCTTTCTCGCAGCGCAAGCCCCCTTGCGTCGATTTTTGTTAGCCAGCGAAACCCTTGGCCTTTTCAGCCACCTCCTCCAGCACCCTCGCGCAGTGGCGGTGTATCGCAGCCCGGATGGGGTCCGCGCACGCGTCCATCCGGTCGGCCTCTGCTCGCTCGGCGGCAGCGCGGGCGAGGAGGAGGGCGCGCCATGCGGCGTTGGTGAGAGGGCCGGGTGGGTGGGTGAGGGGGCGGTCGGTCATGCGCGCCTCGCAGCCAGCCGCGCCCTCGCTTCCGCCAGCGCTCGCTCCGCGTCTTCCAGGTCGCGTGCAGCCCGCTCCGCTGCGCGCCTGTCCGCGGCCACCGCGTCGCGTGCTTCCTTCTCGCGCACGTACGCCGCTGCGTCGTAGCTCTCGCCCGTCTCGGCG